AAGAATCTCAGCGTCGGGCTTGGTAACAACAACCTGCTCCCAGTTATCGTCCCCAGCGCGATAGCGCACTTTGTACTGCGGAATGCCTTTGATTGCAGCCCAGCTAAGGATGATCTTGACTTTTGCCTTGTCGTTTGAGGCGTAAAACTTCTCGACCGCCTTGGGACTGGTCGGAGGGTCAGGAATGATGTTGAGGTTGCTGATCGTGCGCGATTGAAGCGCCGTGCCGCTCTCGACGTAGGCATACTTGCTGCTGTTGTATTTCAGCCCGGTGATTTCGTAGAGATGACCCTCTTTCTCCTTGATCGTCAGCAAGCGATATTGCTGGGTCTGGATTGAATCGGTCTGGATGATCCAGATGCTGTTGGCGTTAGGTGTTGCGCTGAAATCGCTGGCAACAGTGATCGACGTTCCAGTGCGCGACGAGATGTCGCGGGTTTCCATTGACCCATCGGGCAGCATCACCGACAAAGTTGCGTCACTGCTGGGCAAACCTTCGGCGTCATCCACCACAATCACGCTGGCAGTGGCGCTGCTAATCCTTCCGCCATAACGAACGCCAGCGCGTACAGGATCTTGTACGTCAAAAACCGCACCAGGACGGAGCAGTGCGCCAGCGTCAATGGAAGCGGTAAAGCTGATAACTTCGGTCTCGTTCTGCTCGCTGAACAGGATCCAGCGCCCCAAGCGGTTGGCTTGACCGCGTGATGTGCAGGCAAAAGCCCGGATCTGGGTTGTAACAACGCCGTACTTGGCGATAGCGTCCCGATCCTCGACGGATTCGTAGTTCAGTTCCCGAGTTTCTTGATCCAGATATGCCACCACGGCAACTGTGTGGCGGGTCTTCAAGTCAGAGCCGGCATAACTGAAGCCGGGCTCCAGCACATTGGCGCGGTTGAACAGGAAGGTCGAGTCAGTTGGCTTGTCTTGGGTGATCGTCAGCGAACCAGTTGACCAGTACGGCTGGCACCGCATGACCGAACACAGGTCATTGATCAGCTTGTAAGCCTCGTATTGGTTTTGGATGTGGGCGTTGCACTGGAAGCGCGGTTCCGTTCCACCTAATCCATCGTTGACAAGCTCGTTGCAGTATTGGCTGGCTGAGAAAAAGGCAAACTTGTCGAGCTGAGCTTCGACAATGTGGTCGCCAAATCCGTAGCGCTTGCTAATCAGCAAGTCATACAAAATCCACGCAGGATCTTTACACCATTGGGCAGCACCAAACGTTCCAGTCCAAGTGCCGCTGTAGGTGACTCTGCCAGTATCAGAATCAACGCTTGCGTTGTCGGGCAGTTTGACTTTGATGCCACGAATTCGGTAAGACCGCGCCGGGATTGAGTTGAACTGCTCTGCCTCAAACCGGACTGCAGCTAATGCGCTGTTTGGATAGCGCAGTTTTTGATTGATGATCTCCGTGTAGGCCACGAAGAATGATGGGCTGACATTGGTGTCAGTGCTGTCTGCACTGGTGCGTACAACCCGGATGTCAACGGGAAATGCTCCATCCAGTTCGATGTAATAATCCCGCTCATACTTATCCGCTGTACGACCGCTAATCGTGTCACTTTTGACGGTGGTAAAACCGCCGCCGTTGTACTGGACTTGGAAGTTAAACGAAACGCTGGTGCCAAGTACGTCGCCTTGATTAGTGCCTCGCTCCAGTCGAGAGATTGCAAGGCTGATGCGGACGGCATCGACGTTGCTGTCAGTAATCTGTCGGGTTACTGGTGAAGCCTGTTTGATTTCGGTGTTGACCGATTTGATGTCCTCAACTGCCTCAAAACCTGGGCTTGAGATGTAGGTCTGGGCGTTGGTGCCATAGCGGGTTTTGACAGTGACGCCTTTGAAGTTGTAGTCCGAGTCGCTGAGGTTGGTTACATCTGCTCCAGAGCGCAGAACTGGCGTATCGGTCAGGAAAACATCTTTGAGTAGCGCCAAGTTGTAGTTATCCGTGCCACGGGTATAAGCACGAGCGGAAGGGAAGCCCTCAATCTCACCCTCACTGATGAGATCCAAGATGTTGGCTTTTGCCGTTGATGCGAGGTTGTCCGCTGCACGAGTTGGCGTGCGAACTGCAGGGGGTGCTGATTGCTGGACGACAACCGTCTGTTGGACAGTTGTTTGGCCGCCACCACCGCCACCGCCGCCGGCACCAATGATCTGCTTCGGTTCTTTCTCAGCCATGATCAGATCGTGTCAACGTCGATGCCGGCAGAAATCACCACTGAGCCAACGATGGTTTCGCCGTAGACCAGCGGGACAGGAACGCCCTGCTTACTGGTGTTCTGAATTCCACTGAAGCTATAAGACTCCTGCGGGTCAAATTCCGTTCCCTCAGTAGATGTTTGCCGCCGTCCACTTCCACCGACACCGCCAAGAGGGCCGATAGTGCCTAATTGGGGTGTGGGGCTGATTAGCTGAGAAACGCCGCCAAGGATCAAAGCGACACCGACAGTCGCAGCCAGATTGGCTGCAGCAATGCCGAGGGTGAAACCTGCTGCAGTTGCCGCACCGCCGCCGGCACCAGCGATACCCAAAACGGCTGCCCCCGCGGGTGCCAGCAGAATTGCTGCCGCAACTAATGCAACTCCAGTGACAATCTTGCCAACGCCGCCGCCTGCACCGCCCAGCACTGGGACAATCTGGATTCGTTGAGATGCAGGGTTGTTGATTTCTTCCAGTTCGGATTCGTAATTATCAACGATCACCTTGTAATGCTGGTCAGCCATGTGCTGCTCCAGTCCCGGAAAATTGGCCAGCAGCATTCGGATTGCTTCGCCAGCACTATTGATCTCAGCTAAAAACCGCCGCTGCCCCACAAACTTTGCGAGGGCTCCGTATAGCTTGACTTCACGCACCATACCGAAGCACCCTGCCAGTGCATTTTAGGAGCCACTCGCCCAATAAATCACGGCTAGACAACCTGCCGCGTAAATGGTGCAGCACCATCTGATCGCCGATGTAGACGCCGACGTGGTTCAGTTTGTTTGAGTCGATTGCCATCAGCAGCGCGTCGCCGGGCTGCATCTCCTCAATATCCACCTTGTAAAAACCGATGTCCTGCCAGCAGTCATCGAACATCGGATTCTCGTTGAACTCCTCAGGTGTTGTCGGGCGGTCCCAGTCCCGCAGCTCAATTCCCTGCTCGCCATACCAGTCGCGGACTAGTGTCCAACAGTCAGTCACGCCCCAGACCCATTCCCGCCCGATTAACGGTGCTTTGTAGCCCTCGGGCTCGCAGCTGCCCCATTGCTCCGTTTTGGGATTGACGATGTACCAGGGCAAGCCGGATTTCTCGCACGCCAGTCGATCAGCTTGGCTGGGGATCGGTGGGGTGACCGGGTGGCTGTGGATGACGGCGGTGACTTCGCCTTTGTCCTCTGCTGCTGCGTAGTCAGCTGGATCAAGAATGAAAAACTCATTGCCTTCCGCCAAGTTCTTGCACGGGACGTAGTGCTCACGTCCTTTGACCACCACCAGCAAACCGCAGGCTTCGCGTGGATCCTCCGCCTTTGCGTGCTCCAGTGCTTTTGCTTTAGCGGTTGCCTTCATCCGTTAAATGCGCCGATGCCTGGGAATGCCCCAAAGGGTAGTTCCGCTGTCTCACCAAAGCGAACTTGGCAACTGCTCAAGCGTTTGCCGCATACGTCTTGGTCTGAACCGCCAACGGTGTTGTCGTTTTCGTCGTAATAATCCGTGCCGCTGTAACCACACTCAGAACCCTTGTAGATCCAAGGGCAAAGATTGGCGCTGCATTGACGTTTCGGAGCACGCACCCCAGCGAGGTCAAATACTGCTGCCATTTCAAACTGAACGGCATCGCGGGTTTCGCTGACCTTTCGGGCAACGTAATAAACCTCATCGGGCAGCTTTGCGCTGGTGTCCGGGGTTCCAAAAGGGTTGGTGCCACCGCTGAAATTAACTGCGTCGATGTAACGCACCAGTGTGCGCACGCGGGTCAGCTTTGCCCCAGTGAGATCATTACCAGCGGTGAAGTCATTAACACCAAGCAGAATTGCAGTGATCCCGCCGAGCAGGTTGGAGACGGTGATCGTGGGACGTGGTGGGCTGCCGCTTTCGGCGTTGTATTCAAAACCCTCAACTTCAATCGGAAACTTGGTGTAGGTATTGCCAGCCCAAACAATGTCTTGCGCTCCAGAGCCGACATCGTTGATTCCCGCGTGGAATCGGTAAGTAAATGCGCTGCCGTGGATATTGGCAAATAGTTCCAGCTCGAACAGCTCGATAACGCTGCTCGGGTTGATCTTTTGAAGTTCGGAAAACGGGACCGCCATTAGGGTTCAAAGACTTGAACAAACCTGGCGCTAATTGAAGAACGAGTCGGATAATCAACCCGTTTTTGCCATTCAGGACATATCCACTTGTAAGACGTTGTCTCGTCTGGCGGAGTCCAATCAAAACTGGCAGAGTCTTCAGCTCTTGCGTTCAAAAACGTTTCAATGGTGTCCGCGTCAGTTTCTTCAATTTTGTCCCAAGTCAACTGCCATTCCTTTGGGTTCATGTGACTGGGAATCCCGTAAAGCAACCTCTGGGAATAACCGTCACCGAATTGAACTGTACGAGTGCGCGGCTGGCTGCTTTTCTGCGCGCCGTAACTAACTGCGATGTCTGGGAAGGTGGCCATTATGCGAGCAGTCCTCCTGGGCGTTTCTGCTTGATCAGTTCCTGACGAATAGCGACGCCAATGGCTTCGCCTAGCTGCTTGCTGCGGCCAGCATCGCCTTGAGCCTGAGAGCCTTCGGCATTCACATTCACCACGATATTGCCGACGCCTGCAGAAGCATCAACGCCAAGGCGGCCACCAGGACCACGCTTAAGTGGCATGATCGCTTCAGGGCCCGCCTCACCGGCAAGCCCAAAACGTCCAACGCCACCATTTGCATAAGCGAACATTGTCGGCTTGCTAAAAATGCCACCTTTGGCAAAAGGAGCAACCCCGAATGTCGGGTTAGTGAAATAGCTAGGCGCCGGGCCTGGGGTGTAGGTGGTATTTAAGCCAGTAGTTCCGGCTTCAAATGGCGACCCACCACTACCGCCAATGAAACCAATAGCCTGCATGATGCTGCGCAGAATTGTCTGCTGAATGATCATGCGAGCAGTTGCGGCAAGAATAGTCCGCGCAAAATCAAGAAAGTTTGCTTTGCCTGTTGTGACTAATCGTGTTAGCGCATCCTCTAGACCTTGGAAAGCTGTTCCGGCAAGGCTTGCGACACCTTCACGCATAGTCCCGATATTTTCTAAATAAGCAGCAGTAGCGTCTCTCACGCCGTCAAATGCATTCGCCTGTTCTTTGACTGTTTCAACAACTTCAAAGCTGACATTGACAAAGGCTTGCGAGGCTTCAGCGAGAGAGCGAAGCTGTTTTTCTCTTTGTTCTGCAGCTTTTTCTTCTGGAGTTTTTGCAGTCCTAGCAGTTTTTGCTGCATCAGGCATTGTGAAAAGACCAGTGCCTTGACGCTGAGTCGGCGCAGCTGCGCGGCCAAAAGCCAAGCGATCGAACAAAGCCTTGTCTTCGCCTAACTGCTGGCCAAACTGCTGGTAATACCTCCCAGCCTCGTCAAGAGCACCTTTGAAATCAAGGGTAAAGACCCTTTTCAAAATCTTGGCACTGCTGACAGCTGATTTGATGATGCGATCAAACAGTTTGATTAGCGCCATCAAAACGACGGCCACGCTACGGATGCCGCCTTCAATGATCATGAACAGCGAAGTCCAATCGTTCTCGCTGTCAAACAGCGTCGCGAACGATTCAGCGATCACCTGAAGCGCCGGCAACAGCTGGTCCATCAGCTGCATTCGGAAACCTTCAAACTGAAAACCGATCTTTGTGAGAGTGTCGTTAAACAGCTCTGCGCGTGGGGCAAACTCTTCGCTCAGGTTGTAGTTGAACTCTTCAAGGCCCTCAGATCCGCCGTTTAACAGCGTGATCATGTCAGCGCCAGACTTGCCGAACAGGCGCATCGCAACGGCTGCCTTCTCAGGCCCATTGGGCAGATCTTTAAACTTGTCTGCCAGTTCGCCCAGCAACACGTCCGAACCCTTCAGGCTGCCATCAGCACCTTTCACGCTCACCCCCAGGGCGCTGTAGGCCTCTGCGTAAGTCTTGACCCCTTGGCTCGCTTCAAACTGCGTCCGAGCAAGAGTCTTGAGGCCAGTCTCTAACTGCTTCTGTGAGACATCGGCCAGCTTCCCGGCGTTGACGTAGCCCTGCAGGGTGTCCGCGGCGATGCCAGTCCGAGTGCTCAGCTTGCCAAGCGCATCAGCAGCATCAATACTGCCTTGAATGAATCGAGCAAAACCGCCAACAACTAAAGCAGCACTCAGCGCTTTGAATGCTGTATTCAGGCCGCCAACGGCCATCTTGAGGTTCTTAACCTTGCCTTGCACTCCCTGCATGGAGTTGCCAAGACGCTTGATATTGTTTTCGCCCTTGACGTTGGCGTTGATTAACAGGCCAAACTTTGCGGTCACTTCTGCTGCTCCTTATTCAGAATCTGCATAACCGCGCCCTCCATGACCTGCAGATCCTCCAGAAGCGAGCGAGGGTCTTTGACTTCATACAGTCTAAAGAGCCATTGCACCGCGCCATAATCCAACCCCAGTAGCCCACTCATCGAAGTGCGCCACTGGGTTTGACACCGCAGGAACATCTCTACGGCTTCCCAGTTCTCTTGCCAAACCTCAAAGTCTTCAGGCCCTTCAGGTATTGGCAAAGCAATGCCAAAGGCCGCGGCATCGGCCATTAGCTCTGAAGTGTCTTCAGTGCCTTTGGCCCAATACTCAGCGGCCTCTGTCAGTTTTTTCGCTTAGCCCCTTGGTGGCTTTCCAAGTAGGTAGCTGCAATCGCACCGGCGAGCATCGGCACGTCTAACAACTGGGCCAACGCCTTTTGACTGAACGGCATTTCTTTGCCGTCGTCGTCGGTGATGCCAGACCAGCCCACCAGGATCTCAGACACCAGCTCGGACTCAGTCAGCTGGTCTTCCTGAATCAGCTGGCCGATCTCGCGCAAGCGGCTCTGGCTCACACGCTTGAAAACCCCGTCAAAGGTGACGCGCTGGTGGCGGCCACCGTCAACGGGGATGTCAAAAGATACAGGCCAACTGTAAGTGTCTGATTGCTTGAGTACGAATGCCATAAAAGGTGGCTAATCGGCGCAAGCGTAGCAGGAACTTAAGTCAGTGCAATCGAGAACTCGTCGTTGCCAGAATCAGACGGAGTGGCGTTGTAATCCAGATTCAGCATCTGGATGCCGTCACTGTCGCTATAGCTGGCGCTTGTCAGGTCCGTTTGCGGAGCGCTGAAGGTGACGATGTTGCCGCCGGTTTGACCGTGCTGGAACGTGTTGTTTCCAGTAGAGGTGCCGGTGATGTCGGTAAAGAAGTTGTGGGTTGCCATCAGCTCAGCTTCCACAACGATGCTGCCAGAAGGCTTGCGATCGGTGTAGAGCACTTCCTTAGTACCGCCCACCAGCTCGCGGTAGACGGTGGCTGCGTTCAGATCAAAGCTGAAGGACTGAACAGCACCGGCGTAGCTAAAGAGCTGTTGGCTAGTGGTATTGCCGTTTTTGAATAGCACCGGCTTGGCCTGGTTCTGATAGGTAGGCGTTGGGTTGGCGCTGTCGTCGGGAGCGTTATAGATGCCCACCATTGAGAAGCTGAGCGTGGGGATGGCTCCAACCTCGGCGCTGATAGAGAACGAACCGCGAGCGCCAGTCACCTTATGGCGAACGCCATCGGTGAAGTAATAGAGCGTTGCCGATTCAAAGGAAGACGAACGTGGCGAGTAGGTAACCGAGGTGTCAGCAACCGTTGCCACGCTGCAACCACAAGCGCGAATCAGGGGATCCCAAGCAGGGGCAGTGCCAGCAGTTCCCGAACCTGCCAGCTCAACCTCAAAGCTGATCTCAACGCGCTGGAAAGCCAGCAGGGCCTCAAAGTTGCCCATGAAACCGCGAACCAGTTCGCGCTCAACCACGTCCGATTGAATCGGGGTGATTTCCAAGCTGCGAACCAAGATCGCGTTATCAGCGCCAGTAGGCGTTGGGTCTGTTGCGTAGCTGCTCTCGATTTCAGCGAGCAAAAGTCGCTGGCTAGTCCGCAGAGTCATCGGTTACAACCTCAATTTCCGGGGTAGTGGGTTGCGCCGGCTCGGTCCGCTGAACAGCTTTCGCTTGCCGGTAATCGTCACCCACCATCGTAGCTACGGCGTTGTGGTCAAATCATCTAACTCAGTTCTATAGCGAACCAAGTAATCGCAACTGATTACGCCTGCAGGCTGGTCAGCGTCAACCATTTCAAAGTTGACGGTCTGAGGTTGAACGTCGATCGCGTGACCGCCCAAGGTCAGGTCAGCCATGATTTTTGAGTGCAGGCTTTCAACAATCGGGTCTGCAACCTCGTCAGGCTCATCACCGCGCACAATTACGCTCACGCGTACAAGCAGCGACCAGTCAAGGGTAGGAAGACTGGTGTTTTGCTCTGGGGTATCGCTAATCGGCTCAACGATCAGAGCGGGCGTCTGACCGCGGGTTAGTGCAACAACCCGACTGCGAAAAATGCGAGTGCTGACATTAGTCGTCCCCGCAAGGCTGCTAATGATGTCTTCAATTATGTTCTCGCGTACTGTCGTCATGAGTCGCAGCAAATGCTCACGTCAAGGGTACGGTCAGCAGCGCTAGCCGTCACAACCAGCCGCAAGTAACGCAGCGCATAGCCGTTATAGGTGTGAATGTGATTGCCGATGTCTTTTGTCTTTGCGTCATCCAGCGGTCCAAAGTTGGTGCCATCCAAACTGCCCTGCAGCTGGTAGGTCACTTGGCCGCCAGCGATGCGGTCAACAGTCGTGATGACGACGCCATCAATCTCAAGGGTTTCTGAGGTGCCCGTGTTGGTGATGGTGTCAAAGTTGTGGATATTTGCAGGGCGATCAGCATTGCCGCCCACGATGGTGTGGCTCATGTCCGCTGCAATGCAATTTGAACAAACTTTCCGTCATCAATGAGCAAGGTCTCTCTGACGGTGTAAGCAGTCCCGTCAACAGTGATTGAATCACCGCCAACGAGACTGCCGAAGTTTGAGGCTCTGGTGGTCAGCGTGTAATCGGTCGTTAAGACCATCCCATCGCTGATTACTTGGCTGGGCATGTCCAAGATCCCATTAGCCGTAGTGCTACCTGCAGTGCAGGAAACACCGAAGTCGGCCAAATAGATGTCCAGATCCTCAGTAATGGCCATGATCAGCCGTACTTCTTAGAGCCCAGGGCAAGAACGCTGACAGCGCCAGCGCCAGTGCCACCAGCCACGGTGACGCTCACTTTGATGTAGCGCTTCATGGCGTTGGTATTCACACTGATCTTTTCGACCAATGCAGTGTTGGCGTCAGTGGTGGTGAAAGCACCGCCACTCACGTCGGTATAAGAACCGCCGCTAGTGTCGGATTCGGTCAGCTTTACCGCGTAGGTAACGCTGCCACCACCTGCTTCAGCGTCCAGCACAACGGCCAGATCACCTTCGTAGTCAACGAGGTCAACTGCAGAGCCAGTGCCTGTGGCCGTGACCACATCGTTGGCAAGCAAGCTCAGCACTTCGGTCCCAGAACCGAGGTTCTGAATGGTCATGATTTAGCCCTCCGACGAGAGGTTGTTTTGGGTTTGGGGTCTGCGATGTCAATAACGACATCCTTGACCTCTTCCTGCACCTTTTCAGGCGCCACAACTGCACAGTTGCTGCCGATCAGGATTGCGGCGTCGGAAGGGGAAGCCTCAACGACTTCCCCAATCCGAACTACCTGACCCGCCAGCGTTACCTGTTTGCGGATCTGGATCTTCATGATCAGAGGGTGTTGTTACCGCGGCTGAAGGAAGCGCCGTGACGGGCAGCCACGTCAACGTCCTGCAGAGCAACAACCCGGACGGTGCCGGAGGTGCTGCCGGTGTAGGGGTCCACCATGATGTCCAGACCGCTGAAGTAAGCGATGATCAGGTCAGCGAAGTTGCCGAACCAGAGATCATTGCTGGCGACTTGGTTGGAGATAACGGCCTCATAACCGTTCACTTCGCCGTTCTCCATGACGAACAGACCGGAGCCAGAATCCTTGGCCTTGGTCTTCAGGCTGCCAGCCATGGCAGCGTTCATCAGGTAACGGGGAGTACCCAGCAGAGCGTTAGCGCCAGACACGTCGCTCTCCAGAGCCACAACCTCAGAGAAGGTCGGGGTGTTAGCGGCGAAGTCTTCGGTCAGAACACCGGTGGTGTCCTTCAAACCAAGGGGCTGGTTAGAGGAACCAGTGCCGTACAGGCCAACGCGGTCGATTTCCAGGGCCAGAACGCGAGCCAGGTCGTTGCGAACCATGTTCTCCACGTCGATGGAGGACTGGATCAGCAGCTGACGGCTGAAATCCGTGTATGCCCCGCAGGTTTTTGGCGAAAGCGCCACCTGATCAATCGTTTGCTGACTCTCGGTGGGAGAGCCAGACTCAGCCACCCAGTAAGCGGTAGCAGCACCGGACTGGCGGGGGATGTTGATCGGGCCAGAGAGGCCGGTCAGCACGGTTGCGCCAGCGCGATCCAGTGCGGACTGGTTGCGCAGCAGGTCAATAAAGTTGGCAGCGTCAAGCTGAGTCTCAACCAAGTTGCCACCAGCGGTTGCGGTGGTGACGTTCAGGTCACGGGTCAGCACATCCATAGGGATGGCAAAACCGCGCTGACGACCAGACTTGGCAGCAGCAGCCTCAGAGGCTTCAATTTCAAATGCAGCAGCTTCGCGAAGGCTGCGATCTGCAGGGTTTGCCAGGTGGCGAATGGCCTTCAGGAACGAGAAGCTGCGAGCTTCTTGCTGCGAAAGACCGATTTCAGCGGCCGACATGGTGACGGGCTCCTCTTTGATGTTCAGCTTGTCAAGAACCGCAGCGCGG